TGAACTTCCGATTCATCTTTCGTTTCTTCGTCTAGCTCTACAACCTCTGTAAGCTCGGGAGCTTCGGTTGCTTCAACTTTTTCAGATTCTGGCATGATTTATCCTCATGTTAGACGCTGACTATATCGTCAGGATCGTCTATTGTTGCAATGACTTCGTCATCGTTAATAATACGGCACTCTGCATCGTCGCCAAGTCTAAACCTAGCTCCTGCATATCTGCCAATTAATACCCATTGTTTTTCTTGGCACCACGGGGTATCGCCAAATTTGTTCTGGTCTGCATAACACAAAGGTCCCATCTTAACGACATAAGCAACAACGGTTGCTAGAGATTCTCTGTCTACGGTTTCTTTTGCTAAATGGATTCCGCCTTTAGTAACGGCTTTTCCTTTGTAGGGAAGAATCAACATTCTCCAACCTGACGGCTGGGGCATGCGTTCTAAAAATGATTTGTCTAAAAGAGTGGGGTCTAAAACACGTTCGTCTGTATTAACATACGCCTCTTCTATCTCTGGGTTAGTTTGTTCAACGGGTTCTTTTTTTTCGTCCTCGACTTCTCTTGCGATATGGTCAGGTATTAGTACCTTGCTCATCGTTATTAATACTCCTTTTTAGCAATTCCCTTATTTCTGATTCTACGTCCTCGAGGGAATTGTAACGACCACGTAGATAGTTGTATTCATCATAATCTTTGGCACCGTTCATAATCAAATTTTCTAAGTCTGATTTCTTTTCACTGATTAGTTTGTTTAAAACTTCAGCAAGCCAAAGAGGATCCATTTAGTAAACTCCAGAAAACTTACCACCAAATTCGGCAGCGCCCATTCCTCTTGCTTTGCCTTTGCCCATACCTGGAGTGGCTTTGGTGCTGGCTTCAAAAGATTTACTTTTTTTAAGGGCATGCGTTCCTTTATTAGAATACGACTGCTTACCGTTTAAAGTTTTGGGTGTTTTCTGTTTACTTACTTCTGTTCTTTTTATCATAGTTATAATTGTTTTAATCCAAGATCAATTAATTTTAGTTCTTTTTGTTGGTCGAGTCTATCCTTTGTCGTTTCGTCCTTCATAATCGCAATATCACGTTGCGAGTCAATACGCTCTCGATCTATCTGATCTTGTCTGGATTGATCCAATTGACGTTGTTCTTCACGTACCGAAAATTGTTGTTGCTCTTGATTCAATTGCTGACCTTTTAACGCAAGTTCTTGCTTCCTAATTGTTACCAAAGGATCTTCTTCTGGTGGCGTTCCTATCTGTTGAGAGAACTGAGTCATTAATTCAGACATGATTGGAGAACTGAATTGAGCCAAAATGTCATTTGCTTGAGCGTTTATTTGTTGAGCTTCAACAGGCGTGGCTTGTTGAGCTTGTTGTTGCAACTGTTGATATTGTTGTTGCGCTTCAGGAGGCATTTGTTGTTGCGCAACAGCATCGGCTTTTAATTGCAAATGCTGCATCATGTGAGAAATAATATTGGCCTGTACTTGCGCGTTGGTTTGAACGGGTTGCAAGTTTAACAAAGTAACGTGAGTGGCAATATGGGCATCGTGGTTCTGTTGCGGAAACGCTTGAGCGGGTTGTCCCATTAATAACTGACTGTTTTCCATTCCAGCTTCCATTGGAGAAGGTCCACTAGGAGGTGGAGGCAGTAACAAAGAATCAATGTTGTCCACACCCAAAGATGCGTACATTCTTTTGTAAGCTTCATGCACGCCACCTGGCCCGTGAATTTCAGGATTGGATTGCACCAATTGCATCATTTCTTGAGCCATTACAATACGTTGACTGGTAGAGAAGATGTCTGGATTGCTAACAGGGAAAATATCTATTCTTCCGTCGAAGTCGCTCTGCTTGATCTCGTTTTGTCCACCTGAAACTTGATAGGGATAAACAGGTGGTAAGCTTTGCGAAAAGATGTCTGCGAGTAATCCAAACTCTTTTTTCTGAGCGTTATGGAGACGTTTGTGAATAGCGCTCAATACCTTGGTCGATTTTTCCATTAACGCCAAAGTGGTCCCTACGGGTGCTTGGGAGTTGCCTTCTCCTACTGCAATCTCGGCAATAGAAGCAAAACGTTGTCCTGACTGTACTAATAATCCTAGTAAAGACAATAAGGTACTGCTTGGTTCTTTAAACGGCAACGGTTGTATGGCATCACGTAAAGAACCTGCTGGTGCGTCTACGTCTCTAAACTCACCTGGTTGTATAGGCTCATCCTCATTTCTGATGCGTATGCCTCGAGTTTTAAACCCAGCAGGCAAATTAGAAAGCGTACCCGCGTCTATCAATTGTCTGAGTATTGACGTAGACGCTTTAGACAAACCACCGATCATGTGAGTCAATCCAAATCCGTAAAATCCTAAACCTGGTAAGAATTTAAAGTGAACAAAGTATTCGGTCTTTTTTCTCATCGGGTCTTCTTCTTTAAAGTTGCGTCTGATAGACAATACGTTTTCAGTATTGGAGTCTATTGTTACTATGTAAGGCAACTTAATTCCTGTTTCTTCTCCGTCCTCACCCATATCTTCAAACCCTTCTAGGTCAAGATTGCAATGAACTTCATACAACACACACACTTCATCGCTATCAGAAGTGGGTTCCATACCTTCCAATCTTTCTTTCTCGGTATCGAGTGAAGAGTATTGGTCAGTTTCTTCGCCTGGTTGCAGGTCAAATTTTTTGTAGAAACCAATCGCTTGCAGTTTGCGAACGTCGTTCTCTGGCATCTTAATAACGTGAGTGATGCGTGGGCAAGATTCTAAATCGGTGGTGTAGTAAGGAACGATTAAATCTTCAGGAGCTACAAACTTTGAGACAGGTCTTTGTAGGTTTTCGTCGTAATACACTTTTTTAAACGCAGAACCAGCCAACGGCAAGTAGAACAACATTTGATCCAAGTCTTCGTCGTACTCGTCCATTACGTGTATGATTTCGTAATTCATAAACTCACGTACGCGTTGCGCTTGTTCTTCCATAGCAGAATTGTAAGCACCCACTACTTGAGTTTTAACAGGACCGCCTGCGGGTAATAATTCTTTATAAGCCTGCGCTTGGAATTGAGTAACGGCTTCGCCCAGCAAAGGGTGAGTTACGCCTGAAGCACCTTCAAACGGTTCGGAACGCGTTTCATCAAACTTCATTCCTAAATACTTTAAGCCATCGGTGTAGGTTTTTTCCCAGTCTTCTCTAGAAGATCTGTCGTCGTCAATTGATCCCGTTAAGTTTATATAGATACGATCCAGTTCACTGTCAGAAATAGCGTCGGCTAGGTTTTCATCAAACTCAGAACTCATTTGCGTTTCTGGTTCGGGTCCTAAAATTGCAGAACCGTCTTCTTGTATGGCTACGTCAGATTCTTGCAGTCCTTCCAGAACTTCAATAATTTGATTGTCCATATCATCGGTATCTTGCGCAGTGGTCATATCCAACTCTTCTGGAGTTGAAGCTACGGGATCTGGTGTTTGTCTTTCTATTGCCATTAATAATAAATCCTTTGTCGTACGCCTCTGTCTTCATCTTCGTAATCGGAATCGAGACTTAAAAAGCCACCTTCACGAAAACGCATAATTGCTTGCGTCATAGTATCACATAAATCATCGTGCGCTCCAAATGGAAAAGACGCACACTCTTCTATCATCTCTTCTGCAAACATGCGTTTTGGAGCGTACACCATATCCGATTCAAAGACGGGAGCTACCGAGTGCATGCGCGTGGTCTTGTCGTGACCTCGGCTTGGCGAGTAATTAACGACGGGTATTCCCATTCGCCGCAGTTCTTGAGTTAAGGGCGTACCAGACGCTTTGGCCTCAATCAGCACCATATCCGTCTCCCAGTAATTGTACTCACGCATCGCTATTTCTTTAAGTTCAGGAAAGTCCCATCGTCCTCTTTGAGAGTCCAAAAGAATAATACAATCGGGTGAGTCATCCGTAGGACGAAACACGCCCCACGTGGATATGGCTGAAAAGTCAGCAGATTCCTTTTTAGAAAACGCGGTATCGTACGATTGCATAATGTAGTCTACGTTTGGCAAAGAATCTTTTTCCCAACGTTGCCACCATTCACGTTTTATAATGGAACCTTCTTCTGCCGTAGGGTTTTGCATCCACTGAGCGTTCCATTTCATTCCAGGCAACGAAGCTTTTACTTTAAGCAATTCGTCTTGCGGCCAGAATTCAGGCCAGAGCGGTTTCTCCGTATCTGGGAATATGGCTGGAAACTCTATTACTTCCCATTGATCGGCTAACGGTTCTTTCTGAGACTCCATTAACTTAGCGGTTAGATCAATAGCACTCCAACGCGTCATCACTATAACGATGGCACCGTTTGGTTGTAAACGTTGACGAGGACCAGAGGTGTACCATTCGTACGCTGATTCTAAAGCCGTAGGACTGAGCGCGTCTTGCTCGGAATGGGGATCGTCAATAATCAATAAATCCGCACCACGTCCCGTTACCGCTCCGCCTACACCTGCGGCAAAATACTCGCCACCTTTGTTGGTTTCCCAACGTCCCGCAGATTTGTTGTCGGATTGCAGTTTAACTTCAGGGAATATCTTTTTGTATTCCTCTTGATCCATCAAGTTACGCACTTTACGACCAAATCGTACAGCCAACTCCCCCGTATGCGTGGTTTGCATTATCTTCATCTTGGGTTTGAGTCCCATTATATAAGATGGGAAAAAGGTAGACGCAAACTCAGACTTGGTATGACGAGGAGGCATGTTAACGATCAACCGCTTGCACTTACCGTCTACAACGTCTTGTAGCTTTTGGGCGAAGACCTTATGGTGGCGCCCGCAAATAAACTCGGGCCAGATGTGTTCTACGTAATTTAAAAAGCTGGCTTGACACTTTTCCTGTACGGCGTAGTTGTTTAGCTTTTCTTTTAACATCAGAGCTTCTTTCAGCTCTGTCTCCGTTAGACTGGATAGGTTCATATATTAAAACCCTTAGTTTTTAAGCCATTTGCGAAAGTTCTGCCTGTATAGGATCTGATTGCGCTGCCTGTTCAACTTCCATTGCTTCCATTACAGCTTCAAATACAGCCTGTATGTCTTCTTGGTCAAGTCCCATTTGTTGCAACGCCATTATTATTTCTTCTTCACTAGCGCCTGATTGAATCATCTGCATAACCATCGCTACCATTTCATTTAATTTTTCCATTTCGGGTTCTACGGCTTCAATTTGAGAAAGAGCTTGATCTACTTCGTTTACGGGCATTCCAGCTTTTTGCGCTTCCATTTCAATCGTTTCACGTGAAACATCACCACCCTCTGCGTACACACCCCTTCCTTTTAATATATCTGCTTGAGTCACTTGACCGTCTCCTGTTAAATCTGGGAACGCTTCTCCGCCTTTGGCAAAACCCAGTTGTTGTTGTTGCATTTCGTTTCTTTCTGCTCTGACCATATCCATATTGGGTCTGGCTCTACTAATAGCGTCTTCAAAACTAATCTCACCCATTGCAAATAAATTTAAGTCTTCATTAGAAATGGTTCTACCAGATTCGCCTAGAGTTTTTTGCAACATGTTTGCACGTTGTTCAACCGCGCTAATACTTTGCCTAGCACCTTGGTCTGCCATCATCCTGTTTGTACTGGCTTCGTCGCCGTTTGCCATCATTAAAGATTCAATACCCGTTCTGTTCATATTCTTATCCTCTTATCTAAATCTGTTTAATAATAACTGAATTCTATTTACCTCGCCACCCTGGTTCATTTGCGCTTGAAATTTTCTAAAATCCATCTGCGCGGGTCTGTTTAAGTTTAAAGTTGGAGCCGTTGTTGTTGGCGTGTTTATTTTTTGAACACTTTCAACGGTTGGCTGCATGTAATTTGGTATGCCTGCAAACCCTAACGGTATGGGTGTGTTTTGAAGTGCAGATAAATTAATCTCAGACGTATTAATAGGTGCTACTGGAGTTGGTTCTGCTACTGCCATCGCAACGGGTTGCGTGTTTTCACCATCCGCTCGCATGTCTGACAACACTTGGTCGTTTTCACCTGAGTAATATTGAGCTATAGCTTTTTCGTCTTCGCCACCCATATAATTTGGGTTGTAAAAATCTGGTTGAGTCGTTTCTGTTACAACGGGCAGTTCGCTTACGGGTGCTGTCTCATCAACGACTGGAGCTGTACCTAACGTGTCTAGTTGTCCTTGTAAGTCGGATATTGTCTTGCCGTATTCGGTTTCTAACGCTGCT